GAACGGCAGCAGCATGATTATTATGCAACCGAACCGAAAGCAATGGAACTTCTGCTTGCAGAAGAACACTTTTCCCCGGTCATTTGGGAATGTGCTTGTGGTGAAGGGCATTTGTCAAAAGTACTTGAGCAGCATGGGTTTGAGGTTATCAGCACAGATTTAATTTACCGGGGATTCGGTGATCCCGAACCGCTGGATTTCCTGAAAGAATCCCTTGAAGATTTTGAAGGGGATATTATCACAAACCCGCCGTACAAATACGCCCTTGAATTTGTTGAACAGGCGTTGAACAGTGTGCAGCCGGGAAGAAAAGTTGCAATGTTCCTAAAACTGCAATTCCTTGAAGGGAAAAGCAGGAAACAGTTCTTCTTACATAACCCGCCGAAAGTAGTTTATGTGAGTTCTTCCCGCCTGATATGTGCAATGAACGGGGAATTTTCAAAGTACCCTTCAAGTGCTGTTGCTTATGCGTGGTTTGTGTGGGAAAAGGGCTTTCAAGGTGATCCAATCATCAAATGGATAAACTGAAAGGGGTATGTATGGAGCAATTACATTTCAAAGTTAAATCCCCCGCTGATTTTGTGAAATTGGCTTGCACTATTCTTTTTGAAAGAAGTGAAAAGCTGATAGAACTTGGATATGTGTGGCTGGAAGTTTTCAATGAAACGGACGGGGAACAGCTTTTTCAAAATTTTATGGAAGAACTTTTTCCTGAAGGTTGCACCATTGGAGAAAAGGAACTTATCCAAATAACAAATAAAGCAATCCGATTTTTGGAAACAGACATTTCTTGTCTTGACATTAAGGCGAACCATGATAAGACACGATTTACTTATTATGTGTATTTTGCCCCAACTCATAAGGTGTTTGAATGCGGATTTGCACAACATGAAGATACAGTTATTAAAATTCTGAAAGATTTCTTTGGAAAGTCTATCGTTGATTATGATACCGAAAAGCTAAAACGATTCATAATCAATTCTTTTGAAATCCGTTCAGATAATACAACAGTATCTTCCATTGCGAAAGATGCTGATTTTATCCAAAGGTCGGTTTATAGAGAAAGTAGAAATTGAAAGGGGGTGCAAGATGAGCAAAAATAATCCTTATTACAACAATGAAGGGTATGCTGACCCTACTGCATTTTACGGAACAAAACAGATTGTGAAGGAAGAAGCAGAAACAGAACGGCGGGCAAATGAATTGATAAAAGTTTTGAAGTTCATTATTCGTTCATGTGGTTTTGAACTTATTGAACGGGTGAAAATCAAGGACACAAAGACAGGAAAGGAATTCAAGTGATGGATGGGAGATTGTGCAAGGATTGTATTCATTGCAAGTCAAAAATGGTCGGCTATGTTTCTTCCGTGTCTTGGTGTGACATTAGCAAGAAAAACAAAAACGGTGAAAAATTGGGCGTGAACCCTTGGTATGGTAGACCACACCCGAAATGCCCGATTAAGAGAGGTAAAAAGCATGAATAATTTTACTACGGCTGAACGCATTGAACAGTTTTCAAACCTGATGAACCCTTATGTTTCGGAAGAATTCAAGGGATGGCTGATTGAAAACGGGTTCTTCACAGCCCCGGCTTCCATTCACCACCACGGGGCTTATTCCGGGGCATTGTTCGATCATAGCTTTGCAGTAACCAAAGCCCTTCTTTCCTTTACGGAACGGCTTGAACTGAAATGGCAGCTTGAACGCAGCCCCTACATTGTGGGTATGTTTCACGATCTTTGCAAGGTGGACAACTACACTTGCACGAAAAAGCCCGCCCTTTCCCCGCTGCTGGAAGGTGACAGTTGGGAATATAACAATGCAACCCTTCTTCCGGGGCATGGTGATAAATCCGTTATGATGTTGCAGCAGCACATTCAGCTTACGGATGAAGAACTTTACTGTATCAGGTGGCACATGGGGGCTTTCGATGATAAAGAAAATTGGAACAGCTACGGGCGGGCAGTAACCAACTTCCAGAATGTGCTTTACACCCACACCGCCGATATGGTAGCCGCCCGGATTTTGGGGGTATGAGCATGAACAACGATGATAAGGAACAGCTTGAATACATAAGGGCATGGGTGCAGCAGAAGAAACAGCGTGAAGCCCATAAGCAGATTGCAAAACGGAAAATCAAATATCATTTCCGAATGGCGTTTCATTGGCTGATTGAACTTTTCAAGAAAGGACGGTAAACAGGTATGAATAAAATCTATAACGGAATTATGGGGCTTGTTGTCGGGGATGCGTTGGGCGTTCCCGTGGAATTCAAGGAACGGGATTCCTATGAAGTAACTGATATGATGGGCTTTGGAACTTACAATCAGAAGCCCGGTACATGGTCGGACGATAGTTCAATGACCCTTGCAACCCTTGAAAGTATGGGGCGCATTGGTTCATTTGATGCCGTTGATATTATGAACAATTTCTATCAGTGGTTGCAGAATGACAAATTTACACCGTGGGGCAAGGTGTTTGATGTGGGCGGTGCAACACGGCGGGCAATCGCGCGATATGCAAACGGAACTTACCCGGTGAAATGCGGTGGTAAAACCCGCATGGATAACGGCAACGGTGCGTTGATGCGTATTCTTCCCGTGGCTATGCTTGCGGAAGCTGATCCACATGACAAGATGGTGACGGTGAAAAGCATTGCAGGACTTACCCACAACCACCCAATTTCACATATCGCTTGCTTCATTTATGCGTTCATGGTTGAAAACCTGATGAACAATGTTGATAAGCGTTCAGCCCTTTCCAATGCAATTCAGGTTGTGGGCGGGCTTTACGGTGAAACTGAAATGTGGCAGGAATTCCGCTTCCTTGCTGAAATTGATAAGTTTGACCGTGACGAAATCAAAAGTTCCGGCTATGTGGTGGATACGCTGGAAGCTGCTGTTTGGTGTTTCCTGAATTCATGCAGCTATCGGGAATGTGTTTTGCTGGCGGTGAACTTAGGCAGTGACACCGACACAGTAGCGGCGGTTGCTGGTGGGCTTGCCGGGATTTATTACGGTTGCGGTGGTGAAAGCGGTATTCCTGATGAATGGATTGCACAGATTCCCCGGAAAGACTGGATCAAGGGTTTATGTGATAAATTTGAAAGTTAATTTTCAAAACTGAAAAACATTCAAGTTTTCATTCCAGTTACATTCAAGTTGTAGTTGTGGGAACTGGAATGCAAGGAAACGCTGACTATACGGGGCTTTTCATTCAATTCATTCAACTTCTTCAACTTGTTTTTGAGTTCTTTATAAGATAGAAAAAATCAATATCAATTTACAGTATTTTTCTAAAAATAGAGTAATAAGAAACAACAAGTTGAAGTTGAATGAATTACCCGGTGATTATTTGTAAACCCGCATAAATACAGACTTTTTCTTCATTCCACTTTCACATTCAAGTTAGAAAGGCGGTGCTTCCATGAAAGCGAAAGAATATTTGCAGCAGTTGCAGCGATTAGATACGATGATAAATCAGAAAATCAAGGAATTAGGTGATTTACGCCTGATGTCGCAAAGTGTCGGCGGCATTGATTATTCAAAAGAGCGTGTGCAGTCCAGCCCTTCCGGGGATGCCCCGTTTGTAAAGCCTGTTTTGCGTATGATCGAACTTGAACAGGAAATCAATGCAGAGATTGACCGTTTTGTTGATGAAAAGCATGAAATCATCAATCAGATTCAGGCTTTGCAGAACCCGAAACACATTGATATTCTGTATAAGCACTATGTTGAATTCAAACGGCTTGAAATCGTTGCCGTTGAAATGAATTTTACATATCAGTACATTGTTGAATTGCACGGCACAGCGTTGAAGGAATTCCAGCTTACCCATGAAAACCTATTGAATTCCAATGACGAACCCTGATATAATGATAAAGTGAAAAATCAGCGGGAACATAGTTCCTTGCTGATTTTTTCGTTTTCCCGATGGGGTACTCATAGCCGAATGAAAGACAGGTCGGTGAACTCCTACCCACCGGGAAAATCTTTTTATGCACATGATTATGTGTTTTTGAAGGATGATTTCATTGAAGTAAACCTGACTGAAAGGGGGTTGCTGCTTATGAACGCAAGGCAGAAAAAGTTTTGTGATGAATACCTGATTGATTGCAACGCTACACAGGCGGCAATTCGGGCAGGGTATTCCCCAAAAACGGCTTACAGTATCGGAGAAGAAAACCTGAAAAAACCTGAACTGAAAGCCTACATTGACGAACAGCTTGAACTTCTGCATAGCAAAAGAACGGCTGATGCACAGGAAGTTCTTGAATATCTTACTTCCGTAATGCGTGGCGAACACACGGAACAGACATTGCAGCTTGTCGGTGATGGCGTACAGACCATTACTGATATTGATGTTTCTGCAAAGGAACGGTTGAAAGCTGCTGAACTGATCGGCAAGCGTTACGGTATGTTCAAAGATAATGTTGGAATTGACCTTGAACCCGTGGTTATTGTAAATGACCTGAAAGAATAAGGCGGTGATTGCGTGAAGGTATCATTGCAAGAAACCGTTGGCAGGAACTACGCTGATTTTTGGAACACCCAGAAAAGATACCGTGTGTGCAAAGGAAGCCGTGGTTCAAAGAAAAGTAAAACAACAGCGTTGAACATGATCCACCGCTTGCTTCAGTACCCGGAAAGCAACGGCTTATGCGTTCGCCGTTATTCAAATACCTTGCGTGATTCAGTTTTTTCAGATTTGAAATGGGCTATTCACCGCTTGGGGCTGGATGGATACTTTGATTGCACCGTTTCCCCGATGCAGATTATACGCCGTTCAACCGGGCAGAAGATTCTTTTCCGTGGGTTGGACGATGGCTTGAAAATCACTTCAATTTCGGTTGATTATGGCGTTCTTTGTTTCGTATGGATTGAAGAAGCCTATGAAATCACGAATGAAGATGATTTCAACAAACTTGATATGTCAATCCGTGGTGAAGTGCCTGACGGGTATTTCAAACAGATTACATTGACCTTCAACCCGTGGAGTGCTACAAGCTGGCTGAAAGCCCGGTTCTTTGATACACCTGATGAAGATGTATTTGTAAAAACTACCACATGGCAATGTAATGAATGGCTGGATGAAGCTGACCGCAACATTTTCTTGAAGATGAAGCAGAACAACCCCCGCCGTTACCGCATTGAAGGTGATGGTGAATGGGGCATTGCGGAAGGGCTGATTTACACCAATGTTGTTTGTGAAGATTTCGATATAAACGAGGTTCGCAAAATCAGCGGTATCAAATCAGCGTTCAACCTTGACTTTGGTTTTACTGACCCGAACGCCTTTGTTTGTGAAATGGTGGATAACGCTGCAAAGCGTATTTACATTTTCGATGAATGGTATAAAACAGGCGTAACCAACAAAATCATAGCTGAACAAATTAAGGCTATGGGTTACGGCGGGCAGAAGATTATTTGTGATAGTGCTGAACCGAAATCCATTGCGGAGTTGCAGGAAGAAGGTATTCAGGCAGAACCTTCCCGGAAGGGTAAGGACAGCGTGAACCACGGTATTCAGCTTATACAGAACTATCAGATTGTGATTCATCCGCGATGCACAGAGTTCAAAAAAGAAATTGACAACTATTGTTGGAGCAAGGACAAAGACGGCAAACCAACGGATAAACCGGATCACGAATTTTCGCATGGTATGGATTCCATGCGGTACGGTGTTTCCAAAATCCTGTTGCCGGATGCGTTCAGTTTCGACTAAAAATAACACATTAGTAACAAGAAGCCTTGAAATCATAGTATTTCAGGGCTTTTGTCTTTATTATGCGATAGAAAGAAGGTGAAAAGGGTGAGCCTGATTGACACATTGGCGGTCAAAGTATCGAACCTGATTTTGCAGGGTGCAGATATGAGCGATAAGCAGTTCTTTGAACGGGAAATTCAGAAATGGAAGAACAGCCCGCAGCGTATTATGCAAATCAAGGGGCATTTGTACTATGACAATGAACACGATATTTTGCACAGAAAGCGAATGATGATCGGTGAGGGTGGCGAACTGCAAGAGGTTGACAACCTACCCAACAACCGCCTGATTGATAATCAGTATGCAAAGCTGGTGAACCAAAAAGCAAACTACCTTTTAGGTCAGCCCTTTGCCATTGATGGCGAAAATCAGCAGTATGTTGAACTTTTGAAAAAGGTGTTCAACAAGCGTTTTATGAAAACCCTGAAAGCAGCAGGAAAGGCAATGCTGAACAACGGTATCTGCTGGTTGTACCCTTATTACACCGAAACGGGCGAATTTTCCTTCCGAATGTTCCCCGGCTATGAAGTGCTTCCCTTTTGGAAGGACACGGAACACACCATTCTTGAAGCGGCTGTCCGCTTGTATTTAGTAGTTGGGTATCAGGGTACAACGCCCGTGCTGATTGAAAAGGTTGAAATATACGATTTGAACGGTGTTCACCGCTTCATTTTGGACGGTTCAACCCTTATTCCTGATTTGCAGGGTGTTGATGATAACACTTCCCCGTACACAACAACCACGGGTGAGGACGGGAACACCCTTCCCCTGAATTGGGCGAAAGTTCCGCTGATCCCGCTGAAATACAATGAATGTGAAATCCCGCTTTTGAAGAAGGTGAAAACCCTTCAAGACGGTATCAATGTTATGCTGTCCGACTTTGAAAACAATATGCAAGAGGACGCACGAAACACCATTCTTGTATTGAAGAACTATGACGGAACGAATTTAGGGGAATTCCGAAAGAACCTTGCAACATACGGTGCGGTGAAGGTTCGCTATGACGGGGAAACCAAAGGCGGCGTTGAAACCCTTGAAATCAAAGTCAATGCTGAAAACTATAAGGCTATCATTGAAATTTTCAAGAAAGCCATTATTGAGAACGGCATGGGCTACGATGCAAAGGATGATAGGCTTTCCGGCAACCCCAACCAAATGAATATTCAATCCATGTATTCAGACATTGATTTGGATGCTAATGACATGGAAACAGAGCTGCAAGCAGCCTTTGAAGAAATCCTTTGGTTTGTGAACGCCCACCTTGCCAATACCGGGCAGGGCAACTTTGACGGTGAGGAAGTCAACATTATCTTCAACCGGGATATTCTTATCAACGAGAGTGAAGCAATAGATAATTGTCAGAAGTCCGTTGGTATTCTTTCCGATGAAACTATTGTTGGTATGCACCCGTGGGTTGATGATCCGCAGCTTGAACTTGACCGCTTGAAAAAGCAGAAAGAGGAACAGCAGGCAGAATTTGAAGCCCAGCAATTCAACCCGTTTGCACCACAGCAGCAGAAGGGCAACGCCCCGCCTGATGATGAAGGGGGTACGGTGAATGAATAACGCTGAATACTGGAAGTTGCGGTTTGAACAGCTTGAACAGGCGCAGAACCAAAAGGGCGTGAAAGCCTATGCTGATATTGAACGGCAGTATAAGGAAGCCCAAAAGCAACTTGAAGGGCAGATTGCCCGCTGGTATCAGCGTTTTGCAACCAGCAACGGAATTTCCCTTGCGGAAGCACGGCAGTATTTGAAGGGTGCAGACCTGAAAGAATTTAAGTGGGATGTGCAGGAATATATCAAGTACGGACAGGACAACGCCTTAAACAGTGGTTGGATGAAAGAACTTGAAAATGCTTCTGCAAAGTACCACATTTCAAAGCTGGAAGCCCTGAAAGTACAGACACAGCACAGCCTTGAAGTTATGTATGCAAAGCAGTTCGGCACTATGCACGGGGCTTTGTCGGATGCCTTTGAAAGCGGGTACTATCACACAGCGTATGAACTTCAACACGGGTTCAATGTTGGTTGGGATATTGCCGGACTGGATCAGGCACAGATTGAAAAGGTGCTTGCTAAACCGTGGGCGGCTGATGGGTACAATTTTTCTGAAAGAATTTGGGGAAACAAGAACAAGCTGATTTCGGAAGTTCACAACGAACTTTCCCGGAATATCATGTTGGGTGCTGACCCGCAAAAGGCTATTGATTCCCTTGCAAAGAAAATGAACACTTCCAAAAACAACGCCGGAAGGCTTGTAATGACGGAAGAAGCCTATTTCAGTTCAGCCGCACAGAAGGATTGCTTTGAAAGTTTGGGCGTTGAACAGTATGAAATTGTTGCAACGCTGGATTCCCACACTTCCGACATTTGCAGAAGCCTTGACGGGAAGCATTTTCCCATGAAGGACTATCAGCCGGGAGTGACCGCCCCGCCGTTTCATGTTTATTGCCGTTCAACAACCGTTCCATATTTCGATGAACAGTTTGACATTGGGGAACGGGCGGCAAGGGATGAAGAAACCGGGAAAACCTACTATATTCCCGATGATATGAATTATCAGGAATGGAAGGAAACCTTTGTTGATGGCGGCGACAAGTCCGGGTTTGATGTGCTGGACGATGGTTCA